TCCACCACTTTGGGCACATATTCATATTAAATTTGAAGAACTTCCTGACGGAATGTTATACTCAAAGAGTTGGTATGATATTGATGGGGAAGAAAAACCTTATCGGGCAACAACATTGGAATTATCCGTGTCTGGTGAGAATGTTATTATGACACCTTATAATAATCTTACAAATACCAAATCTTGTGAGATTGTTTTTGAGTATGTAAATAACTCTTGGATTGGTATAAATGATAATTGTATCATACCCAAGAGAAATGCTTATGTCTCCACATTTTTGAAGTTTGATGGTATTAATTACTATTCCAGAGATGCTGGATATGATATAGATTCAAATGAATTTCTCTGGGGTAAAACAAAACAAGATGGTGAATTTCACTTTATAAAACTATGATTTACGAAATAAAAAAACAAGCAATTGATGAGTATCGTATAGATACGATTGAGGAACGACTTACTCGTATTGAAGATAAAGTTGATTTACTCATTACTCAACTTAAAATAGAGTTTTATAAGAAGAATGACTGAACACAATCTACCAGAACCTGATGATGCTCCGTGGTTAAATCTCACACAAGAAGAAGTAGAAGAACTCCGCAACAAAAAACACGAATTGACTGAATACGGCAAACAGAAGTTGAGAGAACTTATGAACAAAGACTTAATCTTTTATACAAATGGTAAAGAAACGTCCCGTATTCCTTCTCCAACTCTTGAAACTCTTACTCTTGGAACCAAAGCACCTGAAATTAAACTTGAAATAGAAAAAACAATGGATTGCGAACCATACCCAGATGAGATGTTTGAGGAAGCAGAGCGTCGTGAGAAACTGAATGCTGGTTTCAAACAAGATGCTGATGGTAATTGGTATCGTCCCGAACTCAAAGAACTCACCAGAAATGAGCGTATTGAACTTGCTGAAAAGGAGATTGCTTACATTGTGATGGGTGGGCAAGATGGACGAGAATATGCTAACTCTATTGCTTTTATTCTTCAAGTGTTGGATAGTTTGAGAGAATGAACCTTACATACAATATCAAACAATTCTGGTTGAGAAGATTGATGTGGAGATGGGCATATCAAACTTGGACGGACCTTATGAGTTATGATGGAACTGACCTTGAATGGGACTTTGAAGATTATCACAATATGTTTTGGGACTATCTGAACTATGGATACATTAGAGACTTATGACTAAACTAGTAAGGTGGGAAGAAAACCCAGACGAAATTGTACTGGAAGGGGTGGAAATGTTTCACCTGGAAAGTATGAACGAACGCAGCCTGTGGGTGGGCATTTATACACAAGACAAAAAGATTTACCACTTGAATATTCACGCAGATGGTGATAAACTATCTTATTGGTGGAGTGATGAAACGCCGTGAGATTTGAAAACCCAACAAAATGGGAACTTTTCCTTGATGGATTTCGTAATGTCCTGTATATTCTTGACTGTTATGATGACGGTGATGAATGGGGTTATGGTGAGTTCTGGGAGAGTTTGAGTATTGGATGGTTTGAGGAATACATCTATCCTTATGATGACCCATACAATCTAACCATCAGTCCAGAACGTAGGTTGAGATTAGGACAAGAACCAGAAAGGATTATTGTATCCGCAGAAGATTATGATGAACTTGTGAGAATGATCAATGAACCACCAGATCCTGCTGTGGTGGAAAGAATTAAAGAACTTATGAATCGTAAAGCACCTTGGGATGATGACTATGAGAAGTAATTATGCGATAGGAGTTCTTACGGGGTTCTGTCTTGGATGCCTGTATTTTATGTTTCCAGCAATTATTGACACATTTCGTCCAGAACCAAATCAACAACCAATTACACCCAAAAGCAATTTTGAGGTGGTTGATGAATACAAAGGATGTGATTTACTTCAATGGTCTTCTTCACAACTTGCTGAATACAAATATGTTTTGTATTGTCCCAAATGACTGACTTTCCTTATGAGAACTTTCCAATTAAACTAATCCATAAGGATGGAAAAGATAAAAAAACTTGCTGGTTTCAATGTGAATCACATTACCAGAAATACATAGACAGACACAAACTTAAACCAAATGATTTTGAGGTAATTACTAACAATGTGGAGATTGTGGGCAAAGGCACTAGGAGAAAAAGCAACAAAAAACGATAAGGAAGCAGATTATGTGGCTGGCATACGTACCTTTCTATTCACTACTTATCTTCTTACTAATTGTTTTATTGTTGCAGGGGTCATAAGACACTGGAATGATGAAACACATGTTTATGTAGAGATTCATCAACAAACTCCAACATTACCATTACTTCAAACAACACTCAATCGTACAGGTCAATTTGAATGAACTATCATGTATTAGATCCTACAACACCATGGCATGAGTGGTTGTGTTATTGTGAAATCTGCCATCAATTAAATGTTCAAGGACAACCAAATTGGAATAGATACATGCGTTATAGAAATTATCTTAAAGAGGTTGGAGTATTATGAAAAAGTGGGAAATGAATAATATTCCAATTGATACTTTATTGAATAAAGTATTGTTGTTGGAAGAACGTGTCAAGAAACTGGAAGAAGAAAATGTAGAAACATCCAATACATTGTATGAATTGATGAATTCCATTGAAGCAGTAGATGATCGTATAGATATTGTTGCCAATAATTTTAGTAAAAATAATGTATGAAGACCTGGACACTTTTGAAAAAGCACTTTCACATTTTGGGACAAGAGTAGATGTCATTTGCGCACTTGAAATGGGTGGAAAACTTGATGCAGAAACTGCCTATAAAAACATCAAACTTGAACTCAAAGAACTCAAGCGAGTTAGAAAGCAATACAAAAAGGAAGTGTAGTAAATGTGGGGAAATCAAACCACTTGATTCACAACACTATCAGGTGGTAAAATCATTCAAAACAAAATTATCTTATTATTGTAATGACTGCAACAAACCAAAACCAAGAGATTGAAGATTCTCTGAAAGTTACAGAGAATGAAGATGGTACATTTACTATAGAATGGGACCCTTGTGACAGTCGTTATAGTGTCTGGAATGACCTGACACAGGAGCAAATGTCTGCTATGATAGAGAAATCAATCAAGAAACTCATTGAGGAATTAGGTGATGCCTGTTAGTTATCAGAAAGTTTGGGAAACAATGAATGAGGTTGAATCTGTAACATCAAAGATTTGCTCTGCTCGTGAAATTCTTGATTGTGCTATTGATGCACATCAAGAACAGAAGTATGAGAAGGTAGAACATCTTCTGTATGCTGTTGATGAATATCTCCAATATTATCTTAAAGAGTTTGATGATAAGTTTAAAAAAGCATGGGCAGCAACTGTAGGTGATTTACGTGAAGGTGACATAAAGGATGATGGTATGCGTCCATGGGGACACAGTGATTTAGAGTATCAGATTGCCAATCAAAAGAAAGATAGGGTTAAAAAATGGGTTCTTCCTGTTGAAGAATGTAAGGATGCAGATACTGATGAAATTGGATACTTTGTGTCATTCCCTGATGATTTGCTTGATGCAGCAAATCTGAAAGAAGGTGATGAGGTAGAGTGGATTGATAATTATGATGGTTCTTTCTCATTGAAGAAAGTATGAAAAAACAAATACAAACATCAGGAACATATGATGAGGAGTTTTACACACTCAACATAGCATTTAATGATAATCATGTTGTTACATTGGATGGACTATCAGAAGAAGATATGTTAGAATTAAAGTCGTGTATTGATTGTATGCTCATGGAGGATGATGATGGCATTGGGACAACAAGTTGAAGAAAGTTTGAGAGAAGCAGAATCTAATCTGCGAAATGCTCTTGCTTATGCTGCAAGAACTGAACGCCCTATGGTAACATCTGTAATTGCAGATTTAATCAATAGAATTGATACTGTGATTAGCACAGATAATTTGTTAGACAAACTGGACAATCGTAAATCAGGTGATTCTGGTTTCTTTGGAACATTCTTTAATAAAGATGACTGAAAAGAAAAACTCTTGGCAAGAATGGTGGGATTCTGATGCTTGTAAAAATCTACAAAAAGCACATAAAGAAAGTGTAGAACAAGCAGTAGGAAAGTATTTTATGCTTTCTGAAGAAGATAAACTCGATATGGTTCAAGCAATCTGCTACATTATGTGCAAAGCAGAACAAGAAAGAACCAGTCATAGAGGTGTAATGGACGCACTTGGAATCTATCCAGCAGGTTTCTGGATTGATAATCTAATGGATGTGCACAATGCACTGTGGTCATACTATCATGATGGGAGAAGAGAAAAAGAATTGCAAGATGATCTTGATGCTTTAGATAACATGTTACAGGATGTAAATCAATCTCAAAGAGAACCTTAAGAACCCAGGCAAATCCTACATAGTATGTTAGGATACGCTCATATTCAAGAACAAGTTATGACACTTTCAAGAAGCACCAACCAAGACCTTACTAATGATGAATGGAATGAGTTAGTTGCACTTAAAAATGCAATCAATGACAATCCAGCAGCAGTTCATCCAGAAAAAATGGAACTATTCACTGCATTTCTTGTTCAGTCACTTGAAGGAAAAGGAGACCAACGATCTAATGCTTAAAGAGAAAATGTTTGTTGAATACAAAAACATGAAAGGGCAGATTACATTTGTAGATAAATCTTATGCTGTATTCAATCCATTTAACAGCAGAGCTTTGCTTGTTGTCTATAAAGAAAACTGGGATGATGTGACAGTTCTTTAAGTGGCACAAACCCCTTGACTTTTTACTCCAAATCTGCTATTATTACAAAGTAATCAATCAAAAACAAATGTCTGTTTCTGTTATTCTCAATGTTGACTCCTCTGCTATCTCTGAGGTTTCTTTTGATTATGATGACAATCAAGTTGGTGTGACCTATCATAGCAATCCTGAAAAATCTTATGTGTTTGCTTGTGACAATCTTCAAGGTGTAGAAGATGACATTCGTACTGCTGAAAGTGTTGGTAAACTGATTGCACAACTTAAGAATAATAAAGTCCTGGTTCCTATTCAGATGTAATAAATATGGGGAGAAATCTCCATAATAATTGGAAGGTTGACCGAGTGGTTTATGGTGATAGTCTTGAAAACTATTGAGGTTAGTAGCCTCCCAGGGTTCGAATCCCTGACCTTCCTTTGGTAGTCGCTATGCACATAGCATAGAAAGACGCCAAACCTTTGGGAGATTAACTCAGTGGTAGAGTGCCTGCTTTACACGCAGTATGTCACTGGTTCGAATCCAGTATCTCCCACCACGGAACTTAGTTCAGTTTGGTAGAATGCTCGCTTTGGGAGCGAGAGGTCACAGGTTCAAATCCTGTAGTTCCGATTGGAGAATAAATATCTCCATCAATTACATGATTATTATGTCACTGATCTCACAAACAGATCGCCAAATGGTGATTGAAGCACTTGAATTTTATATTCAAGACATGCAAAAGAATAATTGTAATGAAGCAGCAATTTATGCTTACAATACTCTTCTTAAATGGATAGAACTGGAGTATTTCAAGAATGATAATCAATCTTTGGTATAATGAAGAAATGAAACTGTGGAGGTGGACTCTAACAAATTCATCTCTTGAAATGCACGCAGGTAGTCAACAACATTTGCGTGATGCTATGAATGACATAGCAAACACAGTTGAATATATTATTAAAGAAGAATAGTATTGGGATATAGCTCAATGGCAGAGCAGGGAGCTGTTAACTCTCTGGTTGCAAGTTCGAGTCTTGCTATCCCAGTTGGGGAATTAGTTTAGTGGTAAAATGAGTGCTTTGCAAGCATTAGTCACCAGTTCGACTCTGGTATTCTCCATTGACATTATTATTATGACATTACTTCCTTACGTTGGTTCTGTAGTCAATCTTGGCAATTCTTTTTCTCAAGCAACAAGACCCAAACGTGTGGGACAATTAAGTGAATTAATTAAAGATTTTCGTGATTCTAATTATGACCACAGTATAAAAGGTTGGGAAAAGTTTTATGATGATAAAATTGGCAAAAATAAAATAACAGAAGCATCTGAAAAAGTTTGGGAATATGTTCTTCGTATTAAGGAAAATTTAAATAGTTTAAACAAGCAAGATGTAGAGGAATGGGTTAAAGATTTAATTATAGACAAAACATTTTCTGGACTTCAACTTCAACTTGACATTTTAGAAATGATATCTGATAATAGTGATTATCGTCTTGCAAATTCTGAAGAAGAAGCAAAAGGTATTGATGGTTTTGTTGATGGAGAACCAGTATCAATTAAACCACATACATACAAAAAAACAATTCAATCTGGAAAAGAGTCAATTCCATATAGAATAGTTTATTATAAACAAACTAAGAAAGGTTTGATAATTTCATGAATAAAATTATATGCTCTGATGCTCTCACTGCCCTTAAACAAATTAAAAGTGAAAGTGTTGATCTTGTGCTGACATCACCACCATATAATTTTGATATGGATTATGATGAACATAATGACAAATCTAATAATGTAGATTATCTTAGTACACTTGTTAATATTTTTGAAGAATGTATTCGCACCATGAAATCTGGTGGAAGAATGATTATTAATATTCAACCTAATTACAAAGAGTATTATCCTACTCATCATTCTATTACTACAGCAATGATAGAAAGAGGATTGATATGGCGTGGTGAGGTTATTTGGTTAAAAAATAATCTTAAAAAACTTACAGCATGGGGTAGTTGGAAATCTCCATCTTGCCCCTATTTAAGTTATCCTTTTGAATTTATTGAAATTTTTAGTAAAGATACTTTGAAGCATACTGGAAATAAAGAAAATATAGATATTTCTAAGGATGAATTTATTGAATATGTTAATGGACATTGGACCATAGCACCAGAAACAAAGATGAAACAGTATAATCATCCTGCAATGTTTCCTGAAGAATTGGCAAAACGATGTATTAAATTATTTTCATACAAAAATGATTTAATTTTAGATCCTTTTAATGGTGCTGGCACAACCACATTAGTAGCACATCAACTTGAAAGAAGGTACATTGGAATTGATATTAGTCAAGAGTATTGTAAAGTTGCAGAACAAAGAATTGAAAAACATTATCCATTGAAAAAATTATTTGAAGACACTTGACAAACTGGCACAGTATTCCCCACAAACAGAGGAATCTGTGCTATGATTACAAAGTAATCAATAAAACACATGGCAACACGTTCTCGCATTGGACTGGAACTTTCTAATGGTTCTGTTCTTTCTGTTTATCATCATTGGGATTCATATCCTGAGTGGTTGGGTCGTATGTTGAAGACGCACTACAATAGCAAATCACTTGCTTCTGAACTGATTGATGGTGGTGACATGAGTTGTTGCTGGACTGATGATCGTTGGGATGATAGTGGAGTGAAAGGTGTTTATGGTCCACAATACTATTCTCAACGTGGTGATGATTGTCCTCCTCGTCTTGATGCTGATCTGAATGAGTATCTGTCAGATGGTGAAGAGTATTGGTATCTTTTCACTAATGGAGAATGGGTGTGCTATACTGAAGATCATCGCATTCTTTATGGTATAAAAGAAGTTGAAATCCCCTCTGGAGCACTTGCTGTATGATGCAAACTAAAGTTAAAAGAAAAATGGTAAATGTAGAACCAATTTCAAGTAAAGCAAAGAATAGATTTGCAAACATGATGGATAAACTTCATGGTTGTCATGTAGAGCAGGAAACTGATACTAAACTGTTTCTTGCATCAATTAACAAGAAATACTTTTTCTGGGTTGAGAAAGTAAATGATCCACATTGGAGAATTGTAAAATGACTGAAGATTTTGTTAGATTGAATCTTGATGAGTTAGATGCACTTAAGAGTGCTCTCCAGTTGTTGTCAAAGAAAGAGCAGAAATTGATGGAGAGTAGTGGTAAAGTAAGTTTGAGTGGTTTGTATAATAAACTACAAAGCACAGTAGAACAGATTGAGAGGACAGTTTGAGAAGTGGCACAGTGTTTCCCCACTGTGCCCTTTTTTGTGCTATCATACTTGTATGAATAAAACACAGATGAACTTCGCAACTTCCAATCTTTCCAAGATTAAACCTAAACTGCGCACCCAAGGTAATGTAACTGGTAACTTTGGTCGTCCTAAAGCAAAAGCAGGTTCTCCTATTTCTGGTCTTGGTGTTACTAAAGCAAAGGTTGTGAATGTTACCACTCAAGATGAGTATTTGAAGAAAATGTACTATGTGCTGGATAATGCTGCTGATAAGCAAATCCAGCAGTTTGCTTACACTGAAATTCGCAAGATTCTAGTGCAGCGTGGACAGTGGTGAAACTGTCCACTACCTCTTGACTTTTCCCTCTGATTCTGCTATCCTTACAAGGTAATCAAAAAACAAATGCCTAATACTTACAATTTTACAGGTGATGCTGTTACCTTCCTTGGTTTGGTTGGTGTTGCTAGCACTGCTATTATTCTTGTCACTGTCTTTCGTCGTTATTTCAATAGTCCTTACATCAAATGAACTACAAGTCTATTCAAGAGTACGAAAAGGATCTCAAAGATGTCAAGAAAAAGTATGATAAACTAACCAAGCAAATTCGTAGGTGTAAGTCAGATTATCAATATGAAATGCTGTGTGAGGATCTAGAAGATTGCAGGCAGGATATGATTGAACTGCAAATCCTTATCACAGAACTACGCAATAAGAAGAAACTTGCTGAACTTGAAGTTAACTAATGAGATTTAGAAACATAGAGTTCAGGTGGAGTAAATGCAATAACAAGTATGAACTTGTTAAATGGTATACTCATCAATCTGGTGATAGTTGTTATGTTGTTGCTTTCTTTAATAAAACCACAGAAGGTTATGACATGGAAACTGTTGGAGATAGATTCTTTGAGGATAAAGATGCCTGGGTTGTTGGAAAGTATGGTCTAAACTTTCTTAATGCAATCTTTGACATTGAACAACAAGAAGAGGACACTTGATGAACTGGCACACAACCACTTGATTTTCCTGTGATTGTGTGCTATCATACATGTATGAACAAAATTGAAATGCAACTTCAAGAGATTAACAGAGAACCAATGCAAGAATGGTTTGAGTTTAGTTGTAGATTGTGGGCAAATCACTATAATTTTTTGTTGAGTCTTTCCTGGAACACTGAAGCAGAGAATGTGTGGTACAGGGAACAAATCAACATGAACAAGATTTATGATGTTTAATTCTATGTGGAAAGGGATCTTTCTTTGTGTGATTCTACTTGTTGGTGATCCATTCATTACACTCAAAGCAGAGACTCAAAGCAATGCTAATGTGACACTTGTTGAACTGGCACAGTATTGTTCCAAAACCTGAGTTTATGTGCTATGATGATTACATCAACAGTTGAGGAAACATGATTGACACTTGTAGATTGCATGATGATTTAGAAGATTTTGCTTCCTATCTTGGTGTAGATTATGATGATTTCTATGGATTCATCTATAATCTTCCTGATGAAGATTCTGATGTTGAATTAGAACTTACTGCTTGATTCATGGGAATGTGTTTGCCCTCAAAGTTACACACTTTTGTTCACTTACCACTTTCTTCATTATGTCTACTGAACTGATGGTTTCTGCTCTGCGTCGTGGTCAAAATGGCAATGAGATTCTTGCCATTCTTGATGCTATCACTTCTCCTGATGGTGATAGCAGCAGTGAAAATGCAGCTGCCCAACCTACTCTAGAGACTGTAGAGTTCTGATCATAAATAGGGGCATTGTTGCCCCTTTTTGTTGGGCACATAGCATAATGGATAATGCATCATCCTTCTAAGATGTTGATTGGGGGTTCGAGTCCCTCTGTGCCTGTTATACTTAAGAACAATGAACACACCTAATTGGATACACAACTCAGGCAAACAAAAGAATACCAAAGGCACCTGCAAAGGCAAAATAAAAGCACGCAAACAAGTATTGAAAGCAATAAAGTTAAAGTACAAAGTAATATGATTCACGAGCACACTCTACAAACATCAGCAGCATTTGATAGAATTGATGATGCTTTGCGTGGTAAGACTGATGATAGTTTGAGTGAACTAATTGAAGATCTTGAGTTTCTATTGTATAAAGCAAAAGAGATTCAAGATGTTAGTGCATCAATGAATGATGGATGTGATTATGAACCTATCACATACTGTAACATCCCAAATAGGTAGTGTGCCAGTTGCAGAACTGTCCACTACCTATTGACTTTTCCTGTTTTATGTGCTATCATACATGTATGAAAAATCAAAACACCAACTTGACCACTGAAAAAGTTATTGATAAGATTGAACAGTTCTGTGATGTTCTGCGTACCAACTTTCAATCTTCTTGCATTGAACGTCATAGGCAATACATTGAAAAAGATGAGAATGTAGATTGGCACAGAGAACAGATTGATAAACTTTGCATGGGTGAAGGTGTTGATGAATACACTTACACCAAAGGTAAAAAGTATGCAAAGATTATTCATCTTGCTGGTCCTAGTAAGCAACGCAGTGCACATGCTTTTGTGGATCTGACTAATGGTGATGTGTACAAATCTGCATCCTGGCAATCACCTGCTAAGGGTGTGAGGTATAATCTCATGGATGAAAAGTCCTGTGAAGAAATGTACAAACGTGCTGATTGGGCAGGAGGTTATCTCTACAAATGAAATCAACACTATTCTGTATCATCTGCCTGTGTATTGCATTTGTTGTGAGTAACAATGCAGACAAACAGATGCAACAAGATACACCCAAAATTGTCCAACAAAATTATACAATGTGACACTTGATGAACTGGCACACACATGCTTGACTTTTTAGTAAATCTGTGGTATCATACATGTATGAAAGATAAGTTTATGCACCAATCCACTTTAGATCTCTTCTGTGATCATGCAGATGCACAAATGGCAGAAGAATACACCATGGAACTTGAAGCAAAAGCAGCAGAACTTGAAGTGACTGTTGACTATTACATTGCTGAGTTTCTTTGATCACCAACAACATTATTATGCAAACCAAAACTAAGTTCAATCACCTCAATCTGCCTGCTCTTGCAGACATCCCCACTGAAACTGTGGATGGTTCACGTCGCTATGTTGTCAATGGCAAACTGTTGCCTTCTGTCACTACAGTTACTTCCTATCAGAATCGCAAATCTATTGCAGAGTGGAGGGAACGTGTAGGTGTTGATGTAGCAAATCAAATCAGTCAATTTGCATCAAACAATGGCACTAAGTTCCACAAAATTGTGGAAGATTATGTCAACAATCTTGATGCAGATTATGATACTGAGAAGTATGAAGTTGCACTCAAATTGTTCAATCAATTCAAGGCACTTCTTGATGATGTGAATAACATTCACTATCAGGAATCTGCTCTGTATTCTGAACAACTTGGTATTGCAGGTCGTGTAGACTGCATTGCAGAATACAATGGTAAATTGTCTGTAATTGACTTCAAGAGTTCTTCTAAACCAAAGTATGAGAATCAGATCCAAAACTATTTTGTTCAGGAAACTGGTTATGCTATGATGTATGAGGAAATGACTGGTCATAAAGTAGAACAAATTGTGACTCTTATTTCTTGTCATTCAGGTGAAACACAAGTTTTTGTTAAGAATCCTGCTGATTATGTTGACACTCTCAAGCAATACATTCAGGAATTCAATAACAAATGAATGAGTGGAAGTGTACTGTAAAGACACCATCTAATTGGTTACAAACTGTGAGGGTAGAAGCATACACTCACAGTGATGCAGTTGCATTTGCTGAGTCTATGACTGGTGGCAAATGTATCATGGCAGTTATAGACAATTCATACAGTTCTGATGATAATGAATCTGATTCTGGTTCATCATCAGGATTTGATGGTGGGTTTGTATTACTTGCATTGGTAGCATTTATTCTCATTGCAGCATGGAAATATGTGCTTCTATTTGCTATCCTTGGTCTTGGTATTTGGTTCCTTCTAAATATATCCAAAGACTGACTTTTTTTGCTGCTGTAGCACAACTGGTAGTGCAGGGATTTTGTAAGTCTCAGGTTGCAGGTTCAAGTCCTGTCAGTAGCTTTTACCACAAATGTGTGGCATTTGGATGATACCATGTGCCACATGTACTAGTGTCACACGAAATGAGCACAGACCCCAAAAGTGTGCTATCATACATGTATGAAAAATCAAATTGCATCTGAGATCTTCCACTATCACACCAACTGGAAGGAAGGTAAAGTGAATCAAATGTGGATTCAACAAATCACTCCTGAGCATCAAGAATGTGATCACAAATATGTTGCTATTGCTTTCAATCCTGAGAAGAATGTTAGCATGGTGATGAGCAATCCTCGCAGTCATTATGATACTTTGTTGTGGGTTCGTAAGTTTTGTGGTTCATTCTCTATTCTCCCTGTTTGATTATACCATGTGCCAGTTGTAGAACTGGTCGCTATATTTACCAAAACCCCTGAATCTGTGCTATCATACTAGTATGCAAAAAACAAAATCCTTCTCCAAAGTTATCTACAACATCAGCAACCCTAATTGTGTTGTGTTTGATCTTGATGCCACTCTGTGTCATCATGGTTCACAATCTGGTTTTGATGAGTGTGATCAATTCCCTGCTATTGATGCTGTTGTTGATGTTGCCAAGCATTGCAAATCGCATGGTTTTGATCTAGTCATTGCAACTGCACGTCCTGACATTTATGCAGATGGAACTGGTTACTGGTTGCAACAACATTTGCCAGAGTTTGATGCACTCTACATGAAGAACGCAGAAGATGATGCAACTGGTTCACAGTGTAAGGGTCAACAACTCATGGACATTGAGAGGTTCTGGAATATTCAATTCTGGGTTGATGATTCTCCTTATAATGCTGCTGTGATTCGTGATCATGGTGTAGATTGTATTCGTCCTTCCCATAATGATGCTTTCTGGGCAGATTATGGTGATCAGTGATGATGTATTCATCAGACAGTTTCTGTTATCCAGATCCTTCATGCTGATGTTAATCAACCTCAACAACAGTTTGTATCACATATACCACGGACATCATGCGGAAAAGTGTAATGATGTGCCAGTTGATGAAGTGGCACACACGCCATTGACTTTTTGATGATTTCGTGCTACCATACATGTATGGAAAAACAAATGAAAGTCTATTGCGTCATTGGTGGTTATGATTATGAGGGTGAAGATTTCAAATCTTTGCAACTCTTTGATTGTAAATCTACTGCTGAAAAGTATAAGAAACAACTGGAAAATGAGTGTGATTATGTTCTGATGGAAATCAAAGTTGTTGACATGCAATCCTCTATTGTTGCTGCCTGATTATGATGACTGACTTCCCCACAATTCAATCCATTGATGGCACTATGATTGTGTCATTTTATCCTGTCAAAACACCTTTTGGTGATGTATCTGAGACCTGGACACTTAAGGTGCTTGAGTGGAAAGGAATTGAGACAATCTCCAAGAAGTTCATTAACAAAGTTGAGAAAAAAGTTCAACTGCGTGAGTATGCTGGTTATGGTTACATTGTGACCAAAGATAACAGCAACCTTCCGCAACTTGGTAATCCTATGGCAGGTGCCTGCTGATGAATGAAACTGTGCAACTAAAACTGAATAAAATTGTCAAGGATGTTAAGCAGGCAATCTATGAATCAGAGATGGCAGTAGATGATCCTGAGAAGGGTTATCCTTATGCTGCTGGATATTCTAGATCTGCTCTAAAAGGAGTTCTAGATGATATTGAAATGCTGCAATCCTACCTGAAAGTTGAAGCATAATCTGATGGGGTGTGCCAGTTGACAAAGTGGCACAAGACCCCTTGATTTCTGCTCAAATCCATGCTATCATACATGTATGAAAAATCAAACCACTGAAAACCAAATGCCTGTTGTTGACACCATCAACCTGGAAGTTCAAACTAAAATTGAAGAATTGCAAGAAGATTCTTATGCTGTTGATGACATGATGGAGTTCATCAGCGTACATGGTGAAGCAAACTTCCTTGCCTATTATGAAGAATATGTCAAGCAAGGTGAGGAATATGATTATGCTGCTGTGGATGCATTTGTAGATGAGTTTGGTATCCAAAACATTGAAAGTTTCCAAGATGCTTACTATGGACAGTACGACAGTGAAGAAGAGTTTGCTGAGCAATATACTGGTGATGTGTATGGTGAACCCCCTGCACATTTGGTAATTGATTGGCAACAAACTTGGGCAACTAATTTGTCCTATGATTTCACTTTTGCTGATGGTTACATTTTCAACAGCAACTTCTGATCTTTCCTTAACACTTTTAACCCTTTAATTTCAATCATGAACGCTACTCTGAACCTGCCTAAAACTGCTGCTATGGTGATGCTTGCAAAGGCACAAAATGGCAATGATCTTCTCACTGTGCTTGATGCAGTTGTAGACACTCAAGAGGATCAAGTTCCTATGGTGAGTGATGCTTACATCATGGAGAATGATTATGATGATAGCATTGATTTCTGATCATTAGATTAGATTTAGCATTATGGGTCTCACCTAGACCCATAAGCACCCCTGATCAATGAATCCTGAAAACTGTATCACCCTGAACTACAGGGATCAGGATTCTGTGCTATCATACATGTATGAAAAATCAAACCACTGAAATGCCCCAACAAACTTACAATGGTTGGGCAAATTATGAAACCTGGAATGTATCACTTTGGATGCAAAACAATCAGTTTTTGTATAACACTGCTGTTGCATGTGTAGAGTACAAAAATGATGATGAAACTCCCTACACTAAGTTCATTCGTTGCATGATGAATTGTGATAAGTTCACCACTGCTGATGATGTTAAGTGGGATGATGAATTGATCAACCAAGATGAGATCAATGAAATGATGTTTGATATGCACAAAGAAGAAAACTGATATGAACCAACTTGTAGGTAAGTGCCTCAATCTTGCTGATCAAATGGCACAAGAAATCAATGGTGATCTGTTCTATGTTCCTGATGAAGATCTCCAACAATGCCTAAACTTTCTCAGTGAAGATAACCTCTTTGAGGTTGCATCTGAAATTGCACAATTAGCACACTTCTATAACTAACTCAATGACCATTAAATACACTTTTGACATCAACACTAAGCAACCTGTGTATGCTGTCTGTGAGCATGATGTTTGTATTCTCCTGACCACATCTATCACCACTGCAATCAACAAAATCCAAGAAAAATGAAGTTCTTAGTTACATCCATTGAGTTTGATCTTTCAACTGATGATGATAGTATTCCAGAGCATATTCATGAGCAAGTTCAACAAGAATTAAGGAATGAGTATATTGGTACACATTGGGATGCAGATGATGAAGATGATCTAGTTGAAGAGATTACATGTGCATCTGGTTGGTGTATTAAATCCATTGATTACAGGCATGTGCTGAATGACATTTAACCCATAAATGTTCATTCCGTACATTGTTAGCAAATCAATAAAAATGTGTTAATAAATGTATATGAGTTTTCCACAGTTAGTGTTAATTCTGTGGAAAAAGTGTGTTAATTGTGGAAAACTTAGTGAATGTCTCTAAATGTCTCCAGTTGTTGTGATCTTGGCCCCCATTCTATCACAAACTCCCCCAAATGTCAAGACCCCCCAGACACAGTGAAAACTGGCACAATGCCCCTTGACAGTGATAGTTTTCCACAGGTCTTAAGTGATAATCAGTGAGAACACAGTGAGCATTAGTGATCTCAGTGTCAATAGGTATATCTTACCTGTGGAAAACTTGTATATAATTGTGGAAAACTTGTGGAAAACACAGTGTAAAACAGTGATGAGATGTGTGGGTCTCAGTGTATACAGGGGTTGACAAAGTGCAGTGCCTGTGCTATAGTGAATTCGCAGGTATTTTGTGTTATTATGTTATGTTGTGGGGGGTAATGCGAAAAAACCAAAGAGACCCTAACCTACAGAGGTGACAAAGTGCGAGATCAATATCAAGTTCTCAGAAAAATTTTTTGGGGTAAAAAAAATCCTGTGAGGGTTTTGTATAATGATGTGTATGGGACAGAGACCAGTCCCTTGGATGAGTTCAGTTATATTGGAATTTGCCTGTGGGAGGGGTTAAATATACTTGGATCCCATTACAAGAAAAAATTTTTCCCAGGGTAAAAATGGTCTACAAGTTGATTGCAAGGGACAGGGTGTT